CTATGCAAGAGCTGCCACCAAGGTTCCCGCATGGGCTGGCATGGCGAGAAAGCCGCATGGCGCATAGCCAAAATGGAAGAGATTGATGCATTAAATGAAACACTTAGGAACCTAGCGAGTAATTCAATTACTCGACCTTAAAATATTTTTGCTTTTATTTGAAAATACTTTACACAAGAATCTAATTTCTTGTTATAGTTCGTCTCACTGCACTTGCGCAGGTTTATTTAGGAGACTCAAATGACTACAGCAACTCAGGCAGCAATCCAAGCCCTAGCAACAGTAGAATCACTCACAAACGACATCGACACGCTCGCAGTGTTCGATCGTCAAGTCAAAAATCTCACAACACAATGCAAGTCGCTCAAAGACAATATCGCTAACCAGTATGGCGAAGGCAAGTTTCGCGGCGAGAAATACGGTGTGCGCGTGACCATCGAGCAGCGCAAAGGCACAGTTGACATGGAAGCATTGTGCAAAGCTTACGGCATCACAGAAGCTCAATTAGACAGTTTCCGTGGCGAAGCATCAGCAATCATCAAAGTATCACCAACTGCTTAATTTGCCGGGGGGCTTGCCCCCCAACTACTCGGGAGAAAACCATGCAATACGCAAATCACTACGGCTACAGCGACGTTGACCCATATGAAGTAATTCGCGTCGTCAGCGACAAGACAATCGAGATCCGCGAAATGAAGGCAGAGCGCGACGACTCAGTAAAGATGGAATTCGTGGCAGGCGGCTTTGCAGGCCACTGCGTAAACCAGCAGGATCAGAAGTGGCACATCAGCAGCGACGAGTCCAGCCCAGTGATCCGTATTCGCTTGGGCAAGCGTGGCTGGAAGTGCCCACACGGACGTCGATTTCAACTAAGCGACAAGCCTAAAAAGTTTTACGACTACAACTTTTAATTACGGGGGGGTATACCCCCTAAAAACGTGTTCCACTTAAGTGAAACATGTTTTTCTTAACAAAAACACGATCAACTTAAGTCGAATGCAATCAACTTAAGTTGACGATAAAAATTTAAGGACGAAATCATGAAAAGACCATTTCTTAGAGCATTTAATGAGCTAAAAAAGCTGGGTTGCCCTGTGTTTGAGCGTTCAGACTATGAGGGCGGCTTTTTCATCAGCGCAGAGGATGCAGCCAGCGATGATTGGGCTGACTACTATGCGTTTGTCACCAGCAGGTGGGATGGCGAGAACATCAGCCCCAAGTTGCGCGAAGTGTTGGATAAATACAAACTATATGCCGAGTGGGAAAATCCCGGCTGCTTAATCGTTCTACAGAACTAAGGAGATAAGCATGATTGACGTACAAAACACATGGAAGAAACACGGATGGGTGCCACCAAGCCAGATGGAGAAATACACCCTGTATTGGGAGCAGGTACGTAACTCAAGGCCACGGGAGCGTGTGTCAGAGATCCATATATTGGCATCTGAGCAAGATGACAAGTTGACAACGTCCATGAAAAACATACAAAATATTTTTGCCGAGCTGCATAAATATGATTGTAGATTCTAATTTCTTGTTATAATTCACTCACTGCAGTGTTGCAGGTTTATTTTAGGAGATGAAAATGACCAAAGTTATCGAGCACCCACAAGCATACGACCGCGCAGTAAAGCGCAACATTATCAACAACGCCACCAAAACATGGCGCAATGAGACTGAGCGTGCAGGCGAGATTGAGTTCGCGTTAGGCGCTGGTCGCACAGAAGGATATGGCTATAGGGACGGCTTTATCGGCTCGATGGCTGCAGCGTTTGACCAGTACGGCAAGCTGACGCCTAAGCAGTCGCAGGCAGTCCTGAAGGGCATCGATGCATATGCAGCACGCAAGGCCGAGTGGGCAGCTCAGAACGCCGCACAGAACGCCAACAAGATCCACGTAGGCACTGTCGGCGAGAAGCTTGTCATGACAATCACCACCGTGCACGTTGTGCTCATAGAGACGGCCTACGGCACCATCGGCCTGTACATCTGCGAGGACGGTAACAAGAACACGATCATTTACAAGGGCAATGCTAAAGGCTTCCCAAACAAAGGCGAGAGCGCCATGGTGATTGCCACAATCAAGGAACACGTAGTACGTGACGGCGTAAAGCAGACAGTTATCCAGCGCCCGAAGGTAATTGTTGACACAACAGAGGAGGCTTAATCATGAAACTAACAATGTCAAAAATAACAATGGAGCCGGTGTACTGTGATTACATCGCCCACACAATCCAGCGCGACCTGAAATTTCAGGATTCACGCGACCGTGAGCTACTCTCCAGCGTAGGCGTGGTGAATTACGATCTGGACAAGAACGGCGTGTTCCTTAGCCCCAAGAAAACTATCAGGGTAGAGGACATTTACGGTAAGGTTTACCAAATTACGGTCGAAGAAGTCATCGACGGCATGTAATGAACAAGCGCGAAATCGACGACATGATGAGGGATCTGCCGAGCCAAAAGCCGGTAGAAACCCTCGCAGCCAAGATAGGGATAGTTATCCTATTCATGGGCGTATTCTACGTAATGGCAATGCTACCTAACATGGTGAGGGCACAGAATGATCAGAAAGAAAGTTATTGCCGCGAAAGCAGCAGAAGAGCAAACATTCAGGATGCCGAAAGAAGTATCGGAATGGATCGAGCGAGCAAGTAGCACAATGAAGCACCAGCAGTCCAAGATCGATGACTTAACGAAGGAAGTCAAAGAGTTAAAGATCTATAAGAAGTGGGCAGAAAAGAAAATCCTAAGCGCAGAACCTGACGACAATTAAAAGGAGAAATAAAATGTTAACTATGCAACAAAGAATGATTTTACAGATTGCAGGACAAACCCCATTAACACCGGAGCAAAAACTTGCAGGCATTACAAAGTCGAAATTAATCGATAAAGCCATCGCCCAAGTAAAGGCACTAGACCCAAGAAAGTTCATAAGCGAACCACAAGATCCCAATGGCGCCAGTGCTGATATGCGAGACAGAGTATTTTTTGACGAGCCAACATCAGTAAGGCTTGACCACTACAAATACCATATGGTTCCAATAACAAAAGAGTCGAGAACAGCAGTATTCGAGCGCCGCAGTAAAAGGATGCTGATGAAATAGAATTAGTTTATGGTTATACTAGCCAAAAAAGCACTGAAATATTGTGCAGAAAGGCTAGTATGACCAAACGTAAAGACCCATCAGACTACCTGCCAATAGGCAGGCCATCAGACTACACCCAAGAGATAGCCAATCAGGTATGCCACAGACTAGCTGGTGGCGAATCACTGCGTAGCATCACAGAAGATCCAACCATGCCAAACAGGCAGACGATCTATAACTGGATGACGGCACGCCCAGCCTTCCTCGACCAATACGTGCGTGCACGCGAAGAGCAGGCCGAATCAATGGCTGACGAGATCGTGGCTATTGCTGACGAGACGCCTGATACTGCGCCCGTGTTCGACAAGGATGGGAACCAACTAGCTATCAAGCTGGACTCGGCGTACATACAGTGGCAAAAGAACCGGATTGACGCACGCAAGTGGACAGCCGCGAAGCTGCGCCCCAAGAAGTATGGCGACCGTATCGTGCATGCTGGGGATGACGAGAACCCCGTGGTGCTCGAGAACAACTTGAATGTGTTCGGTGAGCTACTGAAGTCAATGAAGATGGCGCGACAAGCCGAGTGAGCGCAGCCGCTGCCATACTGGATGACGAGCCGTACCTGAAAGAAGAGTACGCGAAGCTCACGCCTGTACAGCAGGCCGTCGTCAATTGGCAGATGAACTGGCTGAAGAAAGCCCACAAGCACCAGATTGAGCCACCCGGCACCGAGTGGGCTATCTGGCTCATGCTGGCTGGTCGTGGTGCCGGCAAGACCCGAGCGAGTGCTGAGACGCTACTGGCGTGGGCATGGGAAGAGCCGGGTAGCCGGTGGCTGGTATCCGCGCCGACCTCCGGCGACATTCGCGGCACCTGCTTCGAGGGCGATAGCGGCCTGCTTAACGTGGTGCCCAAAGAGCTGATCGCCGACTACAACAAATCCCTGCACGAGCTGAAGCTGATCAATGGCTCATTCATTAAGGGTATCCCTGCATCGGAGCCTGAGCGCTTTCGCGGTGGTCAGTGGCACGGTGGCTGGTGCGACGAGCTGGCTGCGTGGGACTACTTGCAAGATAGCTGGGACATGATCCAGTTCGCGGTGCGTTTAGGTAAGCGCACGCGCATCATCGTATCCACCACCCCGAAGCCTAAGCCACTGATCATGGATCTGATCAGCCGCGACGGTGACGACGTGGTGGTGACCAAGGCTTCGACCTACGTGAACGTGGCTAACCTCGCCAAGTCATTCCAGAAGCAGATCCTGCAGTACGAGGGCACGAAGCTAGGCCAGCAAGAGATCCATGCGGAGCTGATCGACCCCGAAGCAGGCGGTATCGTCAAGCGCGAGTGGTTCCGTCTCTGGCCTGACGGCAAGCCCTTCCCAAAGTTCGAGTACATCATTCAGTCGTATGACTGCGCCACATCGGACAAGACCTACAACGATCCTACTGGCTCGATCACCATGGGCGTTTACAAGCCGATGGACGGCGGCATGAGCGTGCTGATACTGGATTGCTGGCAGGAGCACCTGCAGTACCCCGACCTGCGCCCCAAGGTGATCGAAGAGTACGAGGTGGTGTACGGCGAGGGACGCGACCGCAAGTTGGTTGATCTCGTGCTGGTGGAAGACAAGTCAGCCGGCATCAGCCTGATCCAAGACCTGCAGCGTGCCCATATCCCAGTGCATGCCTATAACCCCGGACGGGCTGACAAGATCCAGCGCCTGTCGATTGTCGCCAACATCATCAAAGCTGGGCGCGTATGGGTGCCGGAGTCCAGCGTCAACAAGGGATACGTGCGCGATTGGGCAGAGGGCATGGTCAGCCAGATCTGCAGCTTCCCAGAGGGCACCGAGCACGACGAGTTCGTTGACTGCATCAGCCAAGGCCTGCGCTACCTGCGGGATGCCGGATGGATCAGCATCGATGCACCACCACGGGATGAGATCGAGCAGGAAGACATAAGCGACGCTGAGATTTACAATAACCGAGGCAGAGAGAATCCCTACTCTGCGTAGGGTCGAGTAATTGAATTACTGACTGAACCATATGAGCGATAACGTAGATGTCGAATTCGGAAGAGACGTTGAAGGCCTCAATCGGATCCTTCACATTGATGGTGTCAGACTATCGATCACAGGGAACACCTTTGAGGTATCGGTTCACACCAACACCGACGTATGGGAGCAGCAGACCATCGGCATCCTCCGCAAATGGATCAGGTGGCGTAAGACCCAAGCGCAGTTGCGAGAGCCTTGGAATATGTCAAGGTGATGGGCGTTGTTCAGATTGCAAATGGATAGGATAATTGCGGCATGAAGAAACCTACTATCGACCAGATGACCGCCGAGCCGCTTGCTAAGGGCAAAGGTAAGTTCTTGCAGGAGTCTGCTGAGAA